GATGTTGCAGATGAAGAATTAGAAGCCATTAAAAAATTCTTACCTGAGTGGTCTAAAAATTCTACCATTTTACCTATTAAAGATGAAGAAACAGGTGAATACAAATACATAGATTTCAGTCATGGTAATGCTTATGACACTTTATCAAGACCTTTCTCAACATTAATCTCAAATGTTCAAGCTGGTATCACAAACGAAGAGGCTTTAATGAAAGGATTTACTAAAGGTGTAATTGAAGCAACAGGTGAATTAGCTGATCCATTTATATCTGAATCTATTTTTACAGAAGCTGCGTTTGATATTATTGCAAGAGGTGGTGTAACTAGAGAAGGTAGAAGACTTTACACCGAACAAACCCCTGACGGAGATAAATATAAAATTATTGTAGATCATTTAGCAGAAGCATTAATGCCTTTTTCAAAGAAACAAGTTACAAGATTATATCAATCTGCCTTAAATAAAGCAGATGAAAGAGGACAAACATTTGAATTACCAGATGAGTTATTAGGACTTGCTGGATTTAGAGCAGTTAAAATTGACCCATTAAGAGCTATGGGTTTTGAAATTTCTAAATACCAAGCAGGTAAAAGGGATGCACGAAGAGAATTTACAGGCGGTCCCGAAGGTGTTTTAAAAGGAGGAGAAGTAACCCCTGATCAAATTGTTAGACAATATTTTATTGCAAACCAAGCCTTGTTTAATGTTCAACAAAACATGCATAATAAAATAAAAGCTGCGGAAATTTTAAATGTAAATCCTGGTGATTTACAAGAAGTATTTAAAGACAGACAAATTTCTACAAAAGAATTTGGTAATTTAAATTATGGTGCATTTGATCCTTACTTTCCTTCTCAAGATATTCAAGACAAGTTTCAAGAAAACGCTGATAATTTAGGGGTTTCAAATCCATTTTTAGATGCTTTAAATACTATTATAGATATACAAATTGATTTTTCTAATCAATCTTTAGAAGATCCTTTAGAGCTAAGATTAGAAGATTATATTACTCCTCCACAATCAACTTTATCTCAAGCGCCTTTACCACAGACACCTATGCCAAATCCTCAAGTTGTCATGAATCAAATGCCTTTAACTCAAACTGGGTTGACGCCAGTTGAAAATGCTTTATTATCTGAAGAGGAAAAACAAATCAAACTCAGACAAAGAGGACTAGCTTAATGGCAAACGGTAAAAATCCAGAAACTGAAGGTGAGCACATCGTAGCCATCTACGGTCACATTGAAGGATTGAAAAAAGGTCATGATGTATTTGATCAAAACTTGAGTAGAGTTGAAGGTAAGTTAGACAAGTTTGAAAATTATTTAATAGAATTACACAAGAAATTAGACGAAAGATTCATTACAACAACATGGTGGGTCGTAGGTGGCCTGGCTACATTAATTGCTACAATCATAGGAATTATATCTTTTCAGTAGAAAAAAGTCTTCCTGAGAGCCTCAATTTTTAACGAAATGACCTTGACGTAAGGTCTAGTACCCCCTATATATTACGCAGGTGCAACATTTTGTTGGCCTATTAAACTTGCTTAACAAAGGAGTATAATATGACAGGTTTAGACATGATAAATAAGTTCAACAAAGATTTCTGGAATCATTCAGATGATATATTTGGATCATCATTCAGAACAATTTTTGATAACTTATCAAAAGCTCAATCCTTTCCATTTTACAATGTGGTAAAATACGGAAACAGTGAATACGGAATCGAGTTAGGACTAGCAGGATTCAATAAGAAGAATGTTAAAGTTCAATACAAAGGTGGTGTATTAACTGTATCTGGTGAAGTGGATGATAAAGAAAAAGAATATGTTCAAAAAGGATTAGCAGCTAGAAAATTCTTTAAGCAATTTGCATTGCATGAAGATGTAGTTGTTAACGAAGCTGAAATGGAAGATGGTGTATTAACAGTCAAGTTTGGCGTTAAAGAACCAAAAGATATTGAAGGCTTAGATATCAAAGTTAAATAATGACATTTGGTGATGATCCCTTTGGGCACAATAAAAATCTCAGAGGGGTCAAACCAATAGAGTTTATTATTATCTTTTTACTTGTGTGGTATTTATTAGCACACTAGATCCATTCTTTAAGTTCATCGCCGGTAATCTTACTTGCAATATTCCATTTTCTTTTTAACGCAGATACAATCTTTTCATCAATGGTATCTTCAGCAATAATATCAATATAAGTCATATTTCTTTTCTGACCAATACGATCAATCCTTGCTTCTGATTGTGTACGTTTTTCTAGGTCATAGCCATTAGAAAAATAAATCATGGTTGCAGCTTCGGTTAATGTAATACCATAACCACCCGTCATGGTTGTACCAACAAAAAATCGTTTACCACTGTTAGGGTCTTGAATTTGTTGAATAGCTTTTTGTCTATCTTCAGTAGATGTGTCACCATAATAAGTCACCGTAGAGTTAGGATAATGTTTCTCAATCGCATTAAGAATAATGTCAATATCATGTCTATACTGTGCCCAAATAATGGCTTTACCCTCGATTTCTTCTAGTATTTCTAACAATGCGTTAACTCTATTATTTTTTAATGGTTGGATTTCACCATCATTGGATGTGAAGTGACCACATGTAATTTGATGAAGTCTCATGAGTTGAGTAATGACTGTAGCGGTTGTAGTGAGTTTACCGTTTAGTTCTGCAAGTGCAGTTTCTTTCATTTGTCTATAAACTTTTTTCTGTTCGGGTGTAAGTTCAATGACACGTTTCGTATATGTTTTTTCCGGTAGATCTAAACAATCATCTTTTAAACAACGATACGAGAACTTAGATACGTTATCCGAGAGCTCTTGTAAATTTCTATAACCCACAGGAATCTCTACACTAAAACCTGCAGGTGTAGATATTTTTTTCATGATCGCATAACGAGTTCTAAATGTGTAATAAGAAGTATGACCCAATAACCACGGATCAAGGAACTCGCATTGTGAATATAAATCTAATGGTGATTTTGTCACGGGAGATCCTGTTAAGATTCTTCTGTATTTAGAATACTCAGCTAATGATAAAATGTTTTTAGTTCTTATTGCTTTAGGATTTTTAATTGTAGTAGATTCATCAATTGCAATCATAGCTTTGTGGCCCCATAAAAACTTTTGAGCAAACTGTAATCCGTTTTTAGTTGAGAAAGCCTCAACGTTCATAATTAAAATATGTAATTTTGTTTCAGATGCAAACAACGGTTTAAGTAATTTATCATCTGGTTTTGTTCTCCATAACCCTGCATAATGTTCAATGTAATCAGGTAAATGTGTAGGTATTTCTGAGTCATACCAGTTTTTATACACACCTTTTGGTGCAATAATTAATACGCCATCAATCTTACCTTGAGCATATAACATGGCCATATTGTCAATTAAGACTTTAGATTTACCCGTACCCATCTCCATAAAATAGGCAAAATTTTCTTTATCCCAGCTCATATCAAGAGCTTTTTGTTGGTGTTCGAATGGCTTTGTTTTAAATTTATAATGCATAGTTTTATCTCTTTATCTTTCTAAAAAAATCGTATATAATATCTGGTATTGAAAGTCAATATGTCAACTGTATATGTATTACAAGAATTACCGGGCACAAATATTGGGCAACCAAAGTTCAATATTATGGGTGCGTCTAAATTCGGTACATTAAAAACTCTTTTGAGAGAAAGAGCACAGATCACATTGACCCCAGGACCGATGATACAAGAACTAAGAAAGCTGTTAAAAGATTTTACGGACGAAGATTATTTATTACTTACCGGCGATCCTTCTATTATAGGAGTAGCATGCGCAATAGTATCTGACATCAACGGTGGAAAATTTAAATTACTAAAGTGGGACAAACAAGAAAAACTTTATTACCCTGTTGAGATAAATTTATTTCCAAAAGCTTGACATAGGATTTTAAAGTATTATATTCCGCTTTAGAAAGTGAGGATACTAATATGTCTGTTATAGACTTTGAACAAGATGCGGCACAAGATCAAGTCTTTGATATGGAAGGCTCAAAAGCTTTGTCGGATCAAATTAAAAAACTGCAAGATAAAAATAATGAGATTCTTGCAACAGAAGAAAAACTAAAAGAATTAAATAGAGAAGCTGATAAATTATCTCAAGAAGTCATTCCAACAATGATGCAAGAGATGAATTATTCAACTTTGAAATTGAGCGATGGTTCGGCTGTAGAGATCAAACCATTCGTCTATGCATCTATTCCTGCAGATAAAAAGGATGATGCATATAACTGGCTTCGTGAGAATGAACTCGGAGACATCATTAAAAATGAAGTCTCTGTAGCATTCGGTAAAAACGAGGACGCTAAGGCTCAGCAATATGCTAACCTTGCGCAGGGGCAGGGCTACGAACCTAGCCAGAAGTTAAAAGTAGAACCTAGCACCCTAAGAGCAATGGTCAGGGAGCGCATCGAATCTGGATTAGATGTGCCCTCTGATCTGTTTAATGTCTTTACTGGACATAAAACAAAAATAACCAAAAAATAAGGAGAACGAAAAATGGAAAAAGAAACAAGTACAGACGTAGTAAAGAAAGAGAAAGGGGGAGCATTAGCTGCAAGTATCTTTGAATCAGATGCAGCGGCTGGTCTTAGTAATATAGGTCATGAAGATCTAGCATTACCTTTCTTAAAAATACTCGGTCAACTCTCTCCAGAAACAAATAAGAGAGATGGTAAATATGTTGAAGGTGCAGAACCCGGCATGATTTACAATTCAGTAACTGGAGAACTCTTTGATGGTGAGAAAGGAATTAAAGTAATTCCTTGTCATTATAAATTAGAGTACATTGAATGGCAGGATAGAGGAACAGGTCCAAGTGCACCTGTAAAAATTTATCCTTCAAGCAGTGATGTTCTATCAAAGACAACAAGAGGTGCTGATTATAAAGACAGATTACCAAGCGGTAATTATGTTGAAAAAACAGCCTCACATTTTATCATCGTTGCAGAAAAAAATCCATCCACTGCATTAATTGCGATGAAATCTACACAACTTAAAGTTAGTAGAAAGTGGAATAGTATGATGCAAAGCATCAAACTAAAAGGAAAGAATGGTTTATTTACACCAGCATCTTTCAGCCACATTTATAATTTAAGAAGTGTGCAACAATCAAATGATAAGGGAACTTGGTTTGGTTGGGATGTTTCAAAAGTTGGAATGGTAGAAGATACTTCACTATATCAACAAGCGAAAAAATTTTACGAAAGCGTTTCTAAAGGAGATGTTGAAGTAAAGCATGGCGGAGAAACCTCAGCTAAAACTGACGACCACATGTAATCAAAATGGGGGCCGCAAGGCCCCCACAGAAAGGCGCAATGCAAAATAAATTTAGGGAATTCTTTAGGGGATTAGAAAGAAATTATGGCTTTTGTGATTTAACCAATGCAAAAGTAAATTCAGAAACAGGTAAATTAGAAATACCAACACGAGATTATGGATGGTCAGGTAAACCAATTACCAATCAAGAATATTTAGATCATTTAGAAGGTAAAGTATCTATTGGTGTGCAACCCTGTAGAGAGGATGGCAAAGTTATTTTTGCAGCAATTGATGTAGATCATTATAAAAATTTTGATAAACAAAAATTTTTAAAACTAATTACAGACAATGCAATACCTTTGATACCTGTTAAATCAAAGTCGGGTGGTTTTCATTTATACTTACATTTAAAAGAACCAACATCAGCGGTGTTTGTAAAACAATTCTTAAAAGGTTTGTTGTATACTTTGAAACTAACTAACAAAACTGAGATCTTTCCAAAGCAAACAAATGTAGAAACTTCGGTAGGTAATTTCATCAACCTTCCATACTTTGGTAAGAAAGAAAGAATTGCAATCAATCCAACAACTGGAGAAGAATTTTCATTTGAACAATACTTACAAGTTATAGAGTTTAATCAACAAACAGAAAAACAATTAAAAGATTTTATGGTTAACCTAACTAACAAAGAATTAGTTGGGGGTAATGAGGAGTTTGAAGATGGTCCACCATGTTTACAAATATTATCTAAAAATAAATTAGACGATTACAGAGATCGTTTTTTATATCAGTACATGGTCTTTGCTAAAAAGAAACATAGTGATTGGCAGGAAAAAGTCCAACTTGCAAAAGGATCTTATTTTATTAATGATTTAAAATGGACTGATCAAAAGGTTGCTGCAAAAATAAAAAGTTGGGAAGGTAAAGAAACCGGATATGTTTGTGAAGAATTTAAGAGTGAAGGTTTTTGTATGGAAGAACTTTGTTACAAAAGAAAGTTTGGTAAAAAATCGGACAAGATTATACAATGGCCAGAACTTACAAGTCTAGTTAAAATTAACTACGAAGAACCAGAATACGATGTTACTGTAACGATTAGAGATAAGAATGGAGATGAAAGATCTATACAGATTCATTTAAAAAACATTGATGATGTTATGGAAATGAGATTATTGAGAAAACAAATTGCCAAACAGGCTAATACATTTTTACCAAAATTAAAAGATAAAGATTTTGAACCAATTGTTGCAGGACTATTAGCAAGTGTAGAAGAACAGAAGGCACCGGCAGGTACTTCTAATAAAGAAAAATTGTATAAGTATATTAAAGAACATATTAAAACACCAGCAAATACTCACGCATCTTTTCAATCGGGTAATCCAATGATTAAACAAGATAAAGTTTATTTTATCTATGATAAATTTTATGATTTTTTAAAAAGAAAAGAATGGAAAGTTGGAGAAAGTAAAACTGCAAAATGGATGGAGACATGGTTTAAAGCTGAGTTTGGTAAGAAGCCAAGATTTCCTAAAAAAGATTCACAAAAAGAAAGCAATCCACAAGTTATGGGTTGTGTAGAATTAACCGTAGAAGATTTTAAATCAGAAACTGCACCAGAAGAAATATTGGAGATGCAAGACAGAGAGGATATTCTATGATCTTTAAAGTCTTTGGTCCACCTGGTACAGGTAAGACCACCCATCTTCTTAACATTGCGAAAGAATATATTACGGATCACAACATACCCTTACATCGCATAGGGTATTTTGCTTTTACACGTAAAGCTGCAAACGAAGCAAAAGATCGTATGCCCTATGAACCCAAACAATTACCTTACTTTCAAACTTTACACTCTCTAGCTTTTCATACATTAGGTTTGTCCGAAGATAATATTATGCAACCTTATCACTATGATGATTTAGGTAAGATGTTAAATGTTAGAGTTCATCATCAAGATAAATTTAATGACACAGAAACTTTTTATTTAACTTCTGATAATTTATATTTTCAATTACTGGGACGAGCACGAAACAAAAATATTTCTTTTGCAGAAGAATATGAAACGGGAGATTATCCTCACGAAGATATTGATTTTGAATTACTAAAACACATTGCTGTGAATCTAGATGAATATAAAAAGAAAAATAGTTTAATTGATTTTAATGATATGATCCATAACTTTGTAGCCCAGGAAGAAAAGTGTCCTGAGTTTGATGTAATCTTTATTGATGAAGCACAGGATCTATCACCTATCCAATGGAAAATGTTTGAAGTTTTAAAAAAGAAAGCAAGACATATTTATTTAGCAGGTGATGATGACCAGGCTATTTATACCTGGGCTGGTGCAGATGTTGCACGATTCGTTGAGGAACCTGCAGACGAAGAAATTATATTAGATCAATCACGTCGTGTACCTTTTGCTATACAAGAAGTGTCTGAGATTATTTTAAATCGTATTGAAGGTGTACGAAAAGAAAAGAAATACAGACCGAAAGAAGAAGAAGGTTATGTACAAAAGATCTTTGATATTGGTCAAGTTAACTTACATGAAGGCAACTGGTTGATACTCGCGCGTACTGGATCACGGCTCAAGGACATTATGGAACTATTAAAAGAAAAAGGAATTTATTATCAAACTAAAAAAGGTAAAAGCTTTACCGTTAAAATATATAATGCTGCACTAAATTACAGTAGAAATTTAGATTTAACTGATGCAGAAATGAAAGACATTCAAGAATTTACAAATGGTACCCAACCCGATCATAGACCCTGGTATGAATCGTTTGTAAATGCACCGCATGATCAGGTGCAATACATCCGACACATGTTATCCAATGGTGAAAAATTATCTTTTCCTGCAAGAGTTAGATTGTCCACTATTCATGCAGCCAAAGGTGGTGAAGAAGATAATGTCATTTTAATTTTGGATAATGCTAGAAAAATAAGACGAGCTGTGTTAGATAATCAGAATAAAAGAGATGAAGAACATCGTGTTTGGTACGTAGGTGTCACTCGCGCAAAGAAAAACTTATATTTGCATTTAGCAAAGATAGAAAGGAATGGGTATCCATTATGACAAATAAATCTTTTTTTAAAGAAAGTGCTAATGATAAACAAATTGGTGGCCAACATTATAAACTAAAAATTCAACCGTTTGATTTTATCATGGAAAACCATCTTAATTTTTTTCAAGGCAATATTATTAAGTATGTTGTGAGATATGAAAAGAAAGGTCAAGTAGAAGACTTACAAAAAATTATTCACTACTGTGAATTAGAAATAGATCGAATAAGAAAGAATTGGGATAAATGAAAGTACCTATATTTGAAGCACAGACAGAATGGATTGAGCCAGAAGAATTTCCAGATCTAAGATCGTACGATGAGATTGCAATCGACTTAGAGACAAGAGATCCTGATTTAAAAAAGAAAGGATCTGGATCTGTGATTGG